GCTACTAATTAAGGTAGTTTAACAACAACACTTTTAGTGTAGAAAGAGAAAATATTATGGATAGCATAATTACTTTAGATCAAGATACCAATGTTAAATCAAATGAAATTCATGAACATTCAAATCCGTTTGATGTTTCATTATTTGAAGATAATGCGAAGATAAAAAGAATTCCATTATATGCTTATGATGAAGATGAATATGGAATTGGTAATCAAGTTAAGCTTGAAAGATATTCAGGACTATTTAATGAAAGCTTAAATAAAGTTTTACAGTCAAGACCGATTGCAGATACTTATAAATTAGTACCGCATCAAGATTTGTTTGCTTTGCAAGCTAACATTTTAGATAAGACTGATTTACCTAAAACAAATGTACGAGTAGTAGATAAGCTTATCAATGGTGGCTTACAAGCACAAAGAACTATTTACTATGATGATCTAGCCGTACCAGTTTCTAATTCAAGAGATATAGTAAAAGCGAGAATTGATATTTTTAATTCTGTTGATACTAGTTGGGCTTTCCAAGTTTTTAGCGGAGCTTATCGTAACTTGTGTAGAAACACTTTAGTTTTTGGTGGAGAAAAATCTTATCATCAAAAGAAGAAACATACCTTAAATCTTAATCCGTCTGCAATGGTTCAAAAGGCAGGTTTGGGTTTGTCGATGTGGTCGCACCAAAAAGATTTGATGCTTAACTGGCGTGGTATCCAAATCACAGATCAACAGTTTGCAGATATGTTAAAAGAAACTATCTGTACTAAGAAAACTAAATCTGCTGAAGTTGGTGTTAATCCAGTAAATGAAACAAAGCTTAATTACTTGCTTGGCTTGTTTGATGAAGAGAAAAAAGAATTGGGTAGCACTCTTTGGGGAGCTTACAATGCTTTAACTCATTGGTCGACACACACAGATTATAAAGTTGAAAGATATAATACTGAAACTAAAAAACTTGAAACTATTAATGGTGGTCGCACCAATGCCAATAAACCAAACGTGGAAAGACAAAGAGCAGATGTTGTTAGAGAATTGCTTACTTCAGATGCTTGGCAGTCTTTAGAAATGGCCAATGCGTAATGGATAATGGTTTAACAGGAGCTTTGTTGCTCTATAGAACTTTAGTAGTAGTAGCAATTATTTTGCTATTACTTCTATTTTATTAGGAGAATAAAAATATGAAAAGATTACACCTAAATAAGATGTCAAGCTTGCTTGAAAGTTTGGAAGTTGTTTCACGTAACGCTAAAAATAAAGGTCATAGAAGTGGCTTCAGATGCCATGAAATTGCTTTACAATTAGCTGATCAATTCAAAGTTTTTGAACCTACGTTGGAAAGTGTTATTACTAATCGAGAACACAAAAACAATCCGTTCAAGATCAAAGGTAATGACACCTTAACACGTGGAGAATTTGAAGTTTACAAAGTAATACGTGACAACAAAGAAAAGCTTGTACGAGTTATAGACATTTACCAAGATACAACACATAAGAAAGCTTTCAACACGGTAAGACAATACGTAAATATTTTGAAACAGAAAGGTTATTTACAAACTATAAAAGTTAAAGGTGACCGTTTCAAATATTACAAAGCTTATCCACTTTCTTTCCATACTCAAGACAGAAATTTGGTTAATAAATTATCTAGTTGACTTCTTAAAAAACTTAAGATTATAATTGAACCACTCAAGGCTTTTCTTGGGTGGTTTTTTTTAAAACCTCAATTTTTAAATAGAAAAGGATTTCTTACAATGGAAACAAAACAATATTTAATAAAAAGTGAATACGATTTTAATAAGAAAAAATTTAACGCCGTTAATAGTTGTGATTTAACAATACAATTCAAAGTAATGGATAGTTGTTGTTTAGTTGAAATAGTTGGTCGTTATCTTGGTCGTACTAGCGAGGAATTTAAGCATCAAATCTTTTGCCATAAAGATCAGATGGTTTCAATTTTACCAACAATTAATGATCAAGTTGAAAAGTTTAACGAACCAATCAACAAAGATCGAGTTTATATTAATCAAGATATTGGTGTTTTATTTGAAGAGGAACAAAAGCAAAAAGAATACCAGTTGGGTTTGCATGGTCAAATAGATCTTGAAGAACTTATTGAAGAAAAGAAAGGGAACTAATTATGGCTTACTATTTTGAATGTGAAACTTGTAGAACTAAAGAAACATTTGGAACTACTAAACTATTTGAAGAGATACCAATGGCAAAGAAACAAGACTATGAAACTGTTATTTGCTCAAGTTGTATAACCAGTAAAACAAGGTTAAAAGGTAACTATATTATTATTGAGAAAGGAAACAATTAAATGACTTTATATAATACCGATTATGTTTTAGTAGATCTAGAAACTCAGAAACCAGTTGAAAGCTATAATATCATTAATCATTATACTAGTGTTATTGATGAATTTAACGTTCAACTAACTAATAACGGTGTTGAATATATTTCAATGGATAAACTCTCTAAAGAAGAGCAAGCTAAATACATATTTAATTTAAAAGGGAAAAACTAAAATGACTATTGTACATTCAAATGAATATAAGAACATTGCAAAGGTTGAGAATTTTACAAGCAATAAATCTGGCAATCCAATTGCGAACCAGTTCCGAATTACTTTAAAAAATGGAACAGAAATATTTCAATCTTACAATTCAATTATTGCCGTTAAGGTCAATGGATTTACTTTTCTTGATCGTACCTGTTGGAACTATTCAAGAACCACTTCAAGATATAGAAGAGAGTTTCTTAATGAAGATACCTTAACGACTAAAAAAAAGATTAAAAATGATGTTTACATTTTAATGAATTTGAATTAATACTTAATTTCCTCCCCTAAGAAACCTCCCTTGCTTTACTGCTTGGGGGGTTTTTTCTTGCCTTAATTAGAATAATACTTAAGCGGTTGTAAATGTTAGGTTTGTTGGTTGGTTGTTCTTTTGGTATTTGTTCGCAATCGGTCTACCAATGTAAAAGTTTTAGGGTTTACTTGTATAATTAATAAAATAGTAAACCTTTACGTGCGATGTGCGTGTAGCCCAATATAATACAAGCTAGGTTAACTGGGCGGTTTGCTTTCCTGTGGTATTCGATTGGCTTGGCAAAGGGTCAAAATCGGGGTAAAATTAAAATAAATAAAAATATAATCCGTGCGTGGGCGTGCGTAAGGGACACCCCACCCCCCCGGGCATGTGCTAGCAATATCGCCATATTTTTATCTGAATGAGTTACTTGTACAAGTTATTCGCACCCTCGTGGGTGACTGCGAAGTTACCCTTTGGTCGTACCCTTTAGGTATATCCCTGTGTGTTAGGTGTATTTCCCCGGAGGTTCTACTCCGATTGTATCCATCTTGACGGAAAAGTCAAGTAAATTCATCATAAAATTTTTTTTATTTGACATTAGGGTATTCTGTACGTATAATCTAGGTATCAAGACCAGTTTAGAGCAGCAGCAACCGCTCCTTTCTCGTGCTTTGGCTCAACTTTTTAGGTTCTTGACTTACTAAAACAAGGAAAAACTCGTGTTTGAAGCAATTGTACTCGTCTGTTACTTAGGATTGGCGTCTGATTGTCGAGAATTACGTGATACACGAGGTCCTTACGACACAGAAATGCTCTGTAAGCAGCGAGTTGATGAAATAGCATCAGAATTACCTGACTATTTACCTGCTTATCAGGCTATGGGATACAAATGTAATGAATTTACTTCCGAAAAAGACATCCCAGCGTGAAATAACGCCCCAACAAGAAGAATTTCTGAATAATTTGTTTGAAAATGGTGGCAATGTCACCGATGCAGCCGTTCAGGCAGGCTATGCTAAAGGTAGTGTTACATGGTTGAAGAACAGTTTAGCTGATGAGATAATACATCGTACAAAGAATGTGTTGTCTATGAACGCATTTAAGGCTGCTACACGCTTGGTAAGCACTATAGACAACCCTACACCCGAAAGAGGTGACGACCTACGCTTCAGGGCTGCAGAATCGCTCTTAAACAGGGTAGGACTAGGAAAGCAAGAAACAACAAACGTAAATGTACAAGCAGTACACGGTATTGTGTTGCTGCCACCAAAGAAAGAAGTGGTTATTGATCAATGAGTTTATATGGCGTCACAAGAATAGTAGCAGGATTAGTTGCCCCCGGAATGCTTGATTTGAGGTCAAGTACAAAAAAGAAAGATCCAAAATTAAAATTCCCCGAAAGAAAAGAAAATAAGTTTGTACCTAAAGTATATGCAAAAGGGGCAGGTACACGTAAAGTAAACAATTAGGAGAGAAGATAGTGGCTAAAAAGACATATGCAAATGATCCACAAGCATCGAGATACCAACAACCACGTAAAGCTGAGTCTGAGTTTAGTAAAAGTATAAGGACAATGGCAGGAGTTGGTGGTGCAACTATACTAACAGGATTAGGTCTTATGGGAGCAGGATTAGTTAAAGATACTATAACTGATATGAAAAAACAAAAAGAAAAAGAAAAGCTTAAAAAGAGATACAGTCCAAGAAAAAAAATAGACACAGATAAAATTAGAAAAATTGACCCTTTTAACTAAATGACTGAAGCTGAACCGAAGCGTGGACGTGGTCGACCTAAGAAAGACCCAAACGCACCAAAGCAAAGATATTTCCTGTCTGCAGCAGAGAAAGCCAGACGACAATCACAAAAGAGATTACGTGACGCAAAGAAACGTGCAGATAAATTAACTAAAGTAGCAGAAAGTAAAAGAAGATATGCCAGAAAGCTTGAAGAGAAAGTTGGTAAAGTTGAGAAAGCTCTTAAGGGAGATACAAGTACCGTTATTGATACAGGTGAGTTGGCAACACTTCCTCCACCTGTCCAAGAACTTGTGGGCAATCGTGAAGTGGTGTTTCAACCAAATGAAGGACCTCAAGAAGAGTTTCTTTCCGCTAGTGAAAGAGATGTACTCTATGGAGGTGCTGCTGGTGGGGGCAAATCTTTCGCCTTGTTGGCAGATCCGCTTCGTTACTGCACTAATCCTAATCATAGGGGTCTTCTTCTTAGGCGTACTCTCGACGAACTTACTGAGTTAATAGACAAGTCACGACAGCTATATCCGAAAGCGTTCCCCGGAGCGAAGTTCAGGGAGTCAAAGTCAACGTGGCATTTCCCATCGGGAGCTACCATTTGGTTTACGTATTTAGACAAAGACAAAGATGTAACCCGATTTCAAGGACAAGCTTTCAACTGGATAGGGATAGACGAAATAACCCAGTACCCAACACCTTACGTGTGGGACTACCTAAGATCAAGATTGAGAAGCACCGACCCAGAGCTACAGCAAAATCTGTATATGAGGTGTACAGCCAACCCCGGAGGAATCGGAGGATGGTGGATCAAGAAGATGTACATTGATATAGGTGAACACAACAAACCGTTCCCTGCATCTGACGTTGAAACAGGTAAACCTTTCTTGTGGCCGCAAGGACACGAAAAGGAAGGAGAGCCACTTTTTTATCGTAGGTTCATTCCTGCACGTCTAACAGACAACCCGTTCCTTATGGCTGATGGACAATATGAAGCAATGCTTCGTTCACTACCTGAGATAGAACGGAAAAGATTACTTGATGGGGATTGGGATGTAGCCGATGGTGCAGCCTTTCCAGAATTTAGCAGAGCAAAGCATGTTGTGGAAGCTTTTGACTTACCTACCAACTGGCCCCGCATCAGGGCGGCTGACTATGGCTATGCGAGTCCTTCTTGTGTTCTTTGGGGTGCTATTGATTGGGATAATAATATCTGGATTTATAGAGAATTATACGTAAAACAGTTGACAGCAGAACAATTAGCGGATAAAATACTAGAAGCGGAGCAATTAGATCCGTTACCTCACTATACAGTATTAGACTCATCATGTTGGAACAAGACAGGCTTTGGTCCTTCTATAGCTGAAACAATGATGAGATGTGGAGTTCGTTGGACTCCTTCAGATAGAAATAGAATACAAGGTAAAATGGAAATTCATCGTAGGCTTGCAGATGACCCAAGAACGAACGAACCGAGATTACGAGTGTTTTCTAATTGTAGCAACACTGTCAAGCAATTGGCAGCAATTCCTCTTTCCAAAACTAACAGCGAAGACGTGGACACAAAAGCAGAAGATCACGCATATGATGCGTTGAGGTATATGTTAATGACAAGGATGACAGGTTATGCGGCGATTCATCAAACGCTTAATGGTATTAAGAATCAGGTCTATCAAGTCCAAAATGAAACATTCGGATATTAGTAGATGGTAGAAAAAGATCCTAAAAAAATTACACTCAAAGAAGCTGCCGAGCTATACAGTAAAGAAATTGGCACATCTAAGATCGCTACATTCGGCGAAAAGGGTAAATTTAAAAAATACGGAAACATATCTCTAGTAGATGCTTTTAAAGGTGAACAAGGAAGTCGTATTATCGATGAGATGCTTGATCAATCAGAGACTCCGGGGACGTACAATAAACTAACAGCCGATCTGCGACTAATATCTACACCTGTTAGAAGACGAATATCTCGTGCTAATTCCAATGATCCTATTTTAAATACTCTGCCCGGGTTAGAAGCAGCAGACGAACAAACAAAGATAATATTTGGTGAAAAAAGAGTTGCTGATCCTGAAGTTGAAGTTGCCATAGACACAACAAAAAGAAAAGGTTGGAAAGAATTTTTTGATCAGTTAGATGCTATAGCAGATAATCCGAACAATCCAAATCAAGCTTTAGCCAACGCCTTTAGAGCAAGTGCATTTTCAGGTAATAGAATAGGCTTAATGACAGGCTTACAAGGCTCAGAATATCTCATAGATAAAGGTGCTATTTCTGTAAAACCTCAAACAAAAAAAGTTGGGGTAGAAAAGCAAGAAACACGAGTAGGTGCTAGTAAAGCAGGGGGCGTTAGAAAAAAACCTATTCCTTACACTGTTCCTTTAAATGAAAACGGTCACGCCTATTTACAACAACAGCTTAAAATAAATGCAAACGACCCTGAAATAAAAGCGTTCTTACAAGAACAAGCAAAAAAAGGCAAAGCACCTATATTCGTCCATAAAATTGTAACAGGAGAAGGAGACAAACGTAAAGTAAAGTTTGTAACTGGTAAAAATTTAAACGGTTTAATATCTGATATGTTAGGTAATATCAAAGTAAGTGAAGAAATAATAATCGATAATCAATCTAATAAAGGATATAATAGCCTATTTCCTAGTGAAATAAAAAACAAATCTAAAGGAAAATGGGGATCTCCTCTATCCAGAAATATTCACGCTTCTATAGCAATAAATGAGATACGTGTAGATCAACAGATGATAGACTTTCTTCATGGGAGAAGTTTAAAGTCGGGAGCTGCCGCTAG